AACTTAGAAGCAACACCTAACTTAGTTGTTGAATCCCCTGCTGCACTATTAACTATTATATCCCCGTCTTGTGTTCCATCTGTAATTCTGGTGTATTGTGATTTATCTGTCTGTGCTGCGTAAGTAGCTATCTGTGAAGTCATTGCACTTGCGTCAGTTCCTGTTCCGGTCTGAACTACTAATATATCTGCTCCGTTTACCTTAGCGTCCTTTTGGTCGCCAGCTTGGTTCTGGAACGCAGAAACATCAACCTGTAAGTCGCCACCTAAGTTAATTGTTACTCCATCAAGAATACATTTTACACGCCCTGAAGCATCTAAGTTTAAAGCTGAATATTGACCATCAGTTAAAGTAGGATTTGTTGCGAAATAACGACCACCCATTGTTAAACCAGTAGGGTAAGGGTCACCTTTTGTTGAACCTTGTATAAAACCAGATTTTCGGATTATGCTCTGCCAATCCACCATTGTATTTTCTGCCATAAGACACACCTCTTGTAAAGTATAGTTTCATCTATCTTGTATCTTATGTCAAACTATTAATATATAAGATAAAGGTAGTATTTAAATCTATCTGTTACCGAGTTTAAACTTCTTTAGAAGTTTATCTATTGTCTTGATTGCAGGGTTTATAAAGTCGGTTATTCTAAATGCCATTAGATACAACCATTTGAATTTGTAAACGTTAACATCAAACTGGTGGCCGTGTATGAATACTAAATCTTTCGTTTCAAATTCTTCAACTATATCTAAGTTATAGTTCTCTAATAAGTATTTCCTTAGGTTAGTTTCGCCTGTTACAGAATACAAGAACTCGTTTATTTTGCTATCTTTAAGGTTAATATCGTGGTTTCCAACAATTAATACAGTTGGTATCTTTTTGAATACTTCATCTAAATACCCGTATAATGCGTTGTGTAATATTAAGGTATTGTCGGTAAGAGCCATATCAAAGGTATCTCCTAAGAATATAACCATATTAACCTTATCGTTTAGAAGTCTTGTAAGTATATTTTTTATGTTTTTCTCGTTCTCTTTAATACCGAAATGCAAATCAGATATTACTGCTATATCCCCTATATTACTATCTTCATATACATAGTAAGCATTTTGATATCCTGCTGATGCACAGTTATCAAAGTTTTCTTCTCGTCTGTCGTAGTGGATATGCCCCGTTACAACGTGTTTGTTCTTTTTGATTGCATATTCGTTACAAGAGTCAAGGAAATAGTTCTTGTATTCGCCTGTCGTTCTAACGGTTGTCATAACATCACCTCACTTGAACAATGCACAACACCAACCTAAAACTTTTGGAGTATCTGTTCCGTCTGTTTTTAGGTGCAATTTAACCTTTAAATTACCTGTGTCGTTTAAACCACTTATATCTATATAAGTATCAACATCTTCTTCACCACTCCACGTAGCACCATCATCTAACGAAATCTCACACTTTAAAGAAGTTCCAGCTGGTAAAGCTTCGTATAGTTTAGGCCTTATAAACGCATATTTGTGTCCTGTGCCAACCACTTCAGTATCTGATAAGATAAATGAATCTAAATAAACTAAAGAAGAATAACCTATAATATTATCTATGTATTGTGTTACAGTATTACTGTTGGAACGAGATATAAATGATACTGAATTATCTCCAGTATATGCGCTAACATCTAAAGTACATACTCCTTTGCCAGTAGTTCCACGATATCCTGTTTCATCACCATCTACCGATATATATGCACCAGTTCCAACATAAGCTGTGTTAATAGTTACATCATAAAAAAATACTAACTTATTTATACCAGTAAGGTTTATTGTTTGGTCTATATTGTTGTTTGCTGTTACACCACCTGAATTTCGTTTAATCTTTGCGACATATCTTTGATGATGCGAATGTCTATCTTCAACAGAAGGAACGGGGTAATTCGCAGACGCAGACCAGCCCGTTAAATCGCCCGTTTCAAAACTACTATTAACAACTTCTGCATCTTCAGTTATATTACAATAAAAATATAACGCAGTTGGGTGATATATTGCAGTAGAGTCATAGCTTATTGTGTTTTTACTTCCATCGTAATCTGTAAATAAATCTAAAACTTTAAAATTGCTACCGATTATATCCTTTACCGCGATATTTGTTGTATTAAGTAAAGCTATATCGCAATAGTCTTGTATATAACCAAATTTATTTATTTCACTCGCATATAGTTTGCTACCTTTAACCTTAGGAAAAACATTTTCTGTCATAAATCATCACCCGTTAATTATCTTGTCTTGCTGTTCTGTTGTAAGTGTAATGTATTGGCTCTTATTAATAGTAGTAAATACATCACGTGAATATAAATATGTTTTCGTATTGTCCCAGACACCTATCTCTCGTAAAGCGTAACTATTAGCCTGAACTGCATTAAGACTAAATCTAAATGTAGAAGTCTTGTTCGCTTCGCTATATGTAGGACTCGCATCAAAAGTTGTAAACGTATCTGCAATAGGATATGTCTGAATCCAATCCATTACTATGTCACCTGCAACTAAATCAGTTGAGTTAGTAATAGTTATCTTAACACGATTGATTGTTGCTTCGGTTGCACCAGCTCCACCCGTAGTATCAGGGTTATTCCCGTCACAAACCAAATAGTTCCACCCTACTTGTAATAAATTCTTATTAATAGTATATCGGTTATAATCGGTAAACCCACCAGTCCCTAAGTCAATAGTAACTGCCGAAGCACCTGCTGTAATTAGACTTAAATCATCAATCCTAACAGGGATACAAAAGTAGTTATCAGTAACATCAAAATCAGCAAAAGTCTTATAGAACCCAGCTGACCCTGCTGAATAAGTTGCTAATAAGTTCAAGCCGTTAGAACCCTCTAAATGATATCCTGCATCAGCGTTAAGCGTAGGCGTGTCACCATCAGTTTCAGCAGTCCAATCCGCCGCTTCGCAGTCATCAATAACATCTACGTTTGTGGCATCAATAGGGATAGGGAAATAAACCTTAGTATCAGTTAACGCAGGGGCATAAACACAAGCACCATACTGAACTTGCGCTATCTGAGAATATGTTGGTGCAGACTCAAATAATCTATCAATTGCTATGTTCGCTCCTTTGTTTGTAATATAACCACTAACCATAAAAACCACCTATAACTCCATTATTCTTTCGCCTAACCCGTTAAGGCCTCTGTAATTGCTACCACTAATAGTAAAATAATCTATATATATAACACCCACGATAGAACTTAAATCTATCTCTATTACTGCGTAATCGCAAGTCGTCCAATCAGGTGTGCCTTCCACCGAATCGGGATTATCTAAATCAAATAGTAGATAAGTCCAATCGTCTTGCCAATCAAACCCTAAATCAGACGCATAGATACTTGCAGTATAATAGGCGTAGTTACTTGAATCTGAACCTATCTTTAACCTTACTTCCGAGATTGTAGACGTGTTATTGTTAACCCACAACCCGATAGTTCCCTGTGATGGTGTGCCTGAATTAACTCCTGTAAATTCAGATAAGTCACCGAAACTCTGTGTCGTAATTATAGAACAATTATCCGTAGGTGTAATCTCACAACTCATAACGCCTGTTTGGTATTCTGTTGTTTCCTCTGCAAGTGAACAGTTACTCGTAGACCAATTAGCAGCAAACCCACTCTCAAAATCATCTAATATTTTCCCGTCTTCAATCAAACCATTTACATCGTGGTCTAATATGAACGAGTCGCAGATAGCGTAAGTGCTAAAACTCAAAGTGTTCCTTACTAATTCTAACTCGTGAGATACGTCTTGGAACTCTGCAAGAATCTCAAAGTCACCAGCCAATTCGCCTTCTAACTGCTCTAAACGTTTACGTATATCCGATACATCGCCACCAGTCTTATACAACCGGTCACCAACGGTTATAATTGCTCCGCCACCCGGCCAAGAACGTTCTATTTCTGTAATAATGAACTCTCTGTTAGTTAACCCATAATCAGCATCAGTAACATAGACTCGTTCACCTAACTTATAGTTCCCTAAATAATCGGCAGTAGGTGTAAGTTTAAGTTGTGTAGATAAGAACGGCCAAGAATACGTAGATAACAAGTTCTTTGCCCTTGTATAAGCGTCTGTATTGTTCTTTATATCCGGTTCAATGACTGTCTTGCTAATACCTATTAATCCATCTTCGTTCTCACCTTTGTTATACAACACAATACTTGAATCATTACGTAACTTAACAATCGGGGGGATTTGTGCCGATACCGTTACTCTAACACTATCTGCTAACGCAGGTGGTATAGACGCAGCTTCAAATATTATCTGTTTATTAAATTTATCTATGCTATAATCAAATGTTTCACTTACACCTGGTGTTCCTTGAACCTGTTCAATCCAATCAGCACCATCGTAAACTTCTACCAACACCGAGTCTGAAGGTGTAAAATCAATAGAAAAAGTATCTTCTGCACCATCACCTGTAAACAACTTAGTTCTAACACCCGATGATGTCCCACCAATCAATCGTATGATATTAAATAATTGAGTAGAATCAGAATCCCACTTCGGCCGTTCTGTTACATCAGTAGGGATATTTATAACTCGTGTGTTTTCCCAATACCCTTTAGGCACAAAATACGCTTCACCGTTAGAGCCACTCTCAGGGTCAAATAAGATAATCCAATCCAATATCCTTGCTAATACAGACGCTCGTTCTAACCTATTTGTTTTATAAGAGGTAACAAACTGAGTAAGAACAACAGATGTCCCCGAATCTTCAACGTTAGTTGGAACTATCTCGTCCATTATATCTTCTGCAATAGCACTTATCTTACCTGCATAAATATCATCATCGTTATATACAGCAGTCTTATCATCTTTAAGCAGTTTATAAATATCATCTGCTCCGTCTATATGGATATAATCGTATTCTGATTTTATCCGTGTTATAATCCCTTTGAAAGCCACTCTATCCGTTGATGTAACCCACCCTTCCGAGTATCTAATAGGTAACCACTCACGAAGTGCAGGGTAGTCTGTTTTAAGGGTCTTTGCGAACTTAGAATTAATCGTATCGGCTTGGTTGTTTAGATGGCCTGTATAATTGAAACCTTGACAATACGCTGTGACGTCTGTCCACGTCGCACCATCAAACATTATTTCTATTTTCGCTAATTTACCCATAATCACACCACGAACGGTTCACCCTCAACTAAGGTAAGCGTATAATCAACATAACCGGGCGCACCCTTGTTATCAGTATAATCAAAATTAACTACAAAACACTTTATTGCTGTTGTGTCCCAACGAGGCGTAAGGTAACATTGTGGCCTATCTTGGTTAACTAACGAGGGGTCGGACTCTGCGGTTTGTAGGTTAGTAATAAATGTTTTAATCTCTGACTCAGTTCCGATAAACCGCCCTATAATTGTGAACTCACGATAGGTTTCACCCCACTTGAATACTTCTACGACTTGCCCTACGGTTAAGGGTGGTATAAGTATATTGCTTGCTATTCTTGCAACCTTAACTTCAAACACACCTAAGCTCTGTGTAGCAGAATCAATCTTAAATGTCCAATTACTCATATTACCCACCTATACCATAACTTGATTCACGTTGTATTGCACGAGATACTTCTTCAGCCAATCTTCTTATATGTGACTCGCTGGAAATCTCTTGGATTGATATATTCACATTAATTGTTTGAGCTTTGCTACCACCCATAAGGTCTTTAGGGTTTTGCGTAGCGATGATATAATCCTTAGGGTTAGTCTTAACTATCTGACCTGATGGTGTTATGATACCATCGTTCATACCTATAAACGATTTAACTGCGCTCTTAGCACCTTCGTATAGCCCAGATGGACTTATCTTATTTATAAATTCTTTAACTTTCTTAAAGAAACCTACAATCGGGTCTATAATATAAGTTTGTATCCACGTTTTTACGGTGTCATAAACGGCAGTAATCTTTTCCCATATCTTCTTAAAGAAGTTAACAACCGGGTCTATAACATTTTCTTTAACCCATAAAGCCACTTTTAATTGTAATTCTTTCATTTTTGCATAGATGTGTTTAAGAAATTTAATAACTGGTTCAGCAACATTTTCCCAAACCCATAACGCTACATCTGAAACAACTGCCGTAACCGCATTAAAAACACTAACAAAGAAATCATATACAGGTTTAACTACGTTATCCCAAACCCACACCGCAACGTCTGAAACAAATCCTCCAATAGCAAGACCAATCTCTTTGAAGAAATTACCTATCGGGACTAACACGTTATCCCACACCCATTTACCTGCGATTTTAAGACCTTCGCCTAACGTATCAAATAGTTTCATAAAGGCAATCATTATAGGCCCTACAATAGGTAAGGACGCAATAATCTGCCCGTATTTCTGAAATGCACCCACATATAGCTGAACAACTCCCTCAAGTTTTGTTCCTATATCCCCGTCTTTGATTTTATCTAACCCACCAGCAATATTCTCGGCACTCTTAGCACCTAACTGCCGAGCAGCCCTCATTTGCTCAATAGCACCTTTAAGCATAAAACGTAACACAGGCCGTAGTAACTGAGAAATCAAATCCCCTAACGGACGTAACGCAATCATAAACGCTTTCTCAAATAGTTTAAGTAGCCCAGCTAATTGTTGACTTGATTTACTTAACACGCCTAACATTTTACTTAACAATTCAACCGTCTGGTTAAGAGAGATAGCAGTTAATCCCAGATTCTTTGACATACCTTTATTAATCGCATCAGCAGAACTCCTACTTGTTCCACCACCAACGCCCGTAGAAATAGTGTTAGTCCCTGCGTCCTGAACTACTCTAAGTATTATCTCTTCTGAAGCCATCAACTACCACCCTGATTTTTTAACGAATAAATGTATAACATCGCTTCTATTGTAGCACAATCCTCTTTCTCTACTTGAGAAGGTAACCATTTGAATACTTCGGCTACGTTCTCTAAGTATAGTAAGTGCATCAATTTAGGACTTAAATAATCCTCGCTATGCAACACATCTCTCATTTCTTTACCTGCCTTTATATACGTTTCTAATTTTTTTTTTCATCATCGGTTAAACCATTAATCTCTAAATCTAACTTATACAATAAACCATCTATTACTCGTGAATCCATATCGTCTAAGTTCTCAATCTTAGGTGTAGACAATAAAACTAAATTACTCAATCGGTAATCGTTAAGTTCTATTGCAGCATCTACATCGTCTTGCCCGATTCTCTTTTTAAAGCCCATAATAGCTTTAATGTAGTTACGTTTCTCGCCTACTGTCATATTTCTTGTAGTGTATTTAACACCTTCTATCTCGTAATCCATCGTTATCATCTCCTAATACTATGCTATGTATGTTGTTGTAAATTGGTCTTTAAATGTAACCGTTCCCATCGCACTTGCAATATAACTATATTCTGCAACCACTCTACCGTTGTCTAAGTTTATTGCTTGGTTTAACTCGCTCAAAGCAACGTTAGTCATACCTAAACTTAACTCGTAAGCAGTAGTTGTTGTTCCTGTGGACGCAACTAAACTTAACGCACGTTTAATTCCTACTTCTTCACCAGTAGACCAAGTTGTTTGGAAATCACCATATTCTGTTAAATCTTCAAATACTAATACAAAGGTTCCGTTAATATCTACTGCACCTTGTGTTATTGCCTTTCTACGTCTGTCACCAACAGAATATTCGTCATCACCTAAGTTGTTGTTATAATTAAATGTAAAAGACTTACACTCTATCTCGCCAGCGTTCCAACTAATAGCACCTACATAAGAAGGTAATAAAGTTTCAGTCGGAGCGGTTCTTGTTCCAACAGTAGATGATTTAACTACAACGTCCTTTCCAATCCAATTATAAGTTGCACTTAATATCCCACCTGTTTCTAAAGTTAGATTTACGTCACCAATCTTACAACCAGATACTTCTAAACCTTTATCTGTTGAGATGTGGTATTGACCCAAAGTAAATGAACTTAAATCTGAGGTATCACTCACTGCTAATGTGTGTGTTGTCGGGCCTGTTCCTGTTGGAGTGTCTGTCCCTAATGCATATGCCAATAAACGACCATTGCATACCTTACCTGTTAAACTTCCACTAACCCCGTATTTCCCGTAAGTTAACTGATTGTTCTTCCTTGAACCCGACCCGTAGTTCTGCTCTACGTTTTGGCTCTGGGTTATGTTCCCAGTTGCTTCTAATAACCCAACATCTAAACTCGGAGTTCCTGCTGTGCCCCAAGATGCTTCTTTTATTACTTTATAAAAACTTGTATATCCTGTATCGTAAGCCATTACTCATCACTTCCTTTTTTTGATTTCTTTTTTTCTACTTCGTATTGTTTGTGTTCAGAGAAGAACTCTATATCTTCTTGGTTTTCTACGTCACACACGTTATCAATAAACTCATAAAATATACCTGTGTTAGTAGAAGTCTTGAAACATTTCTTACTACCTAAGTATTTAACCTGCATTATACCAACTCCTTATTACTTGTCATATCTATTTCAATAACTCGTTTATAATTATGAACATAATCCGAACTCTCTGTGTTACTGAACGGTGTTGTGCCTATAACCTCTAATATAACCTGTTGCCCAGCAGTAGAGTGAGATGTCCCAACAGGAACTAAGTAGTCAACGTTACTACGTATAATACGTTTTACTTCTGCTTCAATTAGATTAACTTGGTCGTCAGAGATATTGGTTCTACAATCAATAGATACCCTATTGACAACCTTGCGTGCTACGTTACCAACAGCAGCAGGGAACTCGTCAGACCTACGGTTATAAGTATAAACTACATCAGTGTTGTTGTAACCAGAAACTCGTTTCTTGTCCTTGTATTCGCTAAAATTAGGTGTGCGCCCGCCAGTGTTAGTTGATATCCAATTAGTTTCAATCAATTCTTTTATTAACCTACTTGCGTTAAGCATTTCACGCACCCCCAATAAATAAATAATTTTACTTAATCTTAGAATCGTATCTTTCTAAGATTAGCTTCAAGTGCTTTTATCTGTTGTAAATAACTATCTCTCTTAGTAGATAGCTGTTGGTCACCAACCCTTAATTTACCTGCAAAATCGTCTAAGTCAACCAAATTCAACGCAGTCTTTAAAGTGCATAACTTCTCTATCTCTAACGGGACAGAGCTGTAACCCCACTTGTAAGTCAAACGTAAGTATTGGTCGCCATAAGCAACAGGTTTAAGGTATAAACAACCTTTGTTATAATCAAAATAATAATCACTATCTCGGCCTTCAGTCTTACCCGTTACAAAATCCGTGTAACTGCTCCCTGCCCAATTCTCTATCTTGAAGTCTGAATCCTTTGTTCTTAACGGTCTATACTTAGGAAATATCCTAACAAACCCGTCTGTGTTTTCCATTGTGCTTTTCAAGTCGTGGAACTCTTCAGTAACTGTGTTGCTTTTCCAACTACTCATAAGCATAGCGTCTATCTCACCCTCGTTCCGTAATATCATATCTGAAATTGCAGAATCCGTTGGTGTAGATGTTGTGCTAAACTCAGTAGATGGTAAACCCATAAACGCAGTAACCTTAGCAACAGTTGTGTAGTTAGTAGAATAACTCGGTAACCGCACATAGTAACTTGTATCGTTCTGATAAGCAACATAATACGCACTATATGTAGTATAACCTGTCTTGCTTACCGATATGTTGTGTGTGTTATAAGTAGTGTCCAAAACAATTGCCGCAGCTAATACACCACTCGCATTAGTTGTGCCTGTTCCTGCAACAGTGCCGTCATCTTTATATACCGTAACAGTAGCACCAGATACTGCTGTTTCAGTTTGGTCTTTTACTACTACATTAAAATTATACGTCGCCATATCTAACCACTATACTTCCTTATAACTGCGTCAATCCCGTTCCTTGCATAAGCAACAGGGTCTGTTCCTTCTTTCGCTATCTTACGCTGAACTGCATAAGCAAAACCTTCGTCCATACCTTTTCTTCTCGCCCAAGCCAATAACGGCTCAATAGGTGTCCAGTGTGGGTCTGAGCCATATTCTACAAAATCGGCATAGTTCAAAGACCATTTAACAATACACCCTTGCTGTGTATTAACCAACTCCCCGCTCTGTAATAATTGTCCTGTATCAACGTGACTACCGTCAACTAAGTTACGAGAACCTTCAGTAAGGATTTCTGAACCTAAGTGTTGTGCTACTTTCAGCAACCCTTCTTCTATGCTCTCGCACTCAATCGTAACCATACTACTTACCTATTAAAGTTCCGTAGATTGTAACACCAGAGATATCTGCTCCGTTACCTATCTCAGCACCAGTTGCGTTAACTATACCAAAGATTTTGTTGTTAGCTTTATCGTAAATCCAAGTATAAGTTACATCAGGGTCTAATATTACTGATGTGTCGCTCTCAGTATATCCAAATGCTCCACAAATATCGTAAGCAACACCGTTAGTTGCATAAGTTGTGAACGCACCAGCTGTGCCACCAACTTGTATTCTTTTCATTCTTACTCTTTCAGGGAATAACTCGTAAAGATAACCTTTCCATTTTCCCCATATTGTTGAACTTCCTAATGCCATTTCCACCACCACCTATATTTAAGCATTATTTCTTCTTTTTAGTTACAATGTCTGTAACTTCGTCCACAACAGATTTCTTCTGTTTAGGATTTAATTTTAACCATTTCTCGTAAACCTCAGGAACTACCTTTTTATAGAACTCCTCTTCAGGTTTATTTAATTCTACTCGTAACTCACTGTTCTGCATAAAATCACGAACAGCAACATAAAGATTCCAATTTGCAGTTACACCATCTTTCTCTATTGTTCTATCCTTGTAACCAGGAATTGTGCCTTTCGCAAATATATCCAACTCTTTAGGCGGGTCTGCCTTACAAAAGTGAAAGTTGTGTGCGCCTGTCCTAATATCTCTGTCATAACTCTTATCTCTTAATTCTATCTTTGCCATCTTATATCATCTCCGTCATATAAAAAAATAAAAGAGAAAAAATCTCTTTTATAAACTTGCTGCCTTCAAATCTCTGATTGAAGCTTGTCTAAATCTACTTCTACATCTTAATTCTAATGATGTATCATAAGCTGATTTCTCTTTCAAAGCGTCCAATAAAACACCGTTGTTAGCAGTAGTTAATTTTGTTGGGCTTGCAATGTTCAAAGACAATGTTGGTGAACCAAACATATCTCTATCATCTAACAAGTAAATTCTTCCTACACCATCAGCTTGAACGGAAGGGTCTTGGAATATTGGAACACCATCAATTGAAGCAACAGCGTAACCTGCGTCACCACTTGTGCTAACCTTAGGACCTTCTTCAGTAACGTTGTATTTGAATCCCTCAGGATTGTATCTTGCTTGGATTTGTGCAGAAGCCATCATTTGACCGTAAGTGTCTGGTTTTGTGATTGCCTTAGTTGTTATACCGTTGTTGTTTCTTACAGCACCAGTGTTCTTGAAGAAGTAACCGAAGTTCCATTCTCTGTCAGTTCCACTGTTGTGGTCTGTAATAGGGTCAAACCAAGTATAAGTTCCTATGTCTAAACTGTATAGGTCGTTGTCGCCAGCAGTCCAACTTGCAGCAATAGCATAAGCTTCGGAAGCTGTAACTCTATCAATAGACTCTATGTTGTAACCTGCTAATGTATCACCGTTTGTATTCAAGTGGTCGTTCATACCAGCAGTGTGTAATTCACCCATCATTGTTAAGATGTGAACTAAATCAACATAATCGTTGTTTCTTGCTTTGATTAAAGCTTTTTGAGTTACTTCAAAAGTTGTAACTTCTTCTTTGAAACCAACAGCAACTTCTAATACATCAGGTTTATCAGTTTCAGGTAAAACTGCGTTCTCTTGGATTCCAGTGGATTTTGTTCCTGTTGCGTGCATTAATCTCATACCATCAGCGTTGTTCTTGTCGTAAGCATCTTTAGTTAAGATTGCAAATGTGTTACCGCTGTATAATACGTTGACAAATGCTCTTGCCCCGTAAACTACGTTTGAATAACCTGCTTCTGATGATAGAATTGGGTCATCGGATTTACTCATATACTTATCAGCGTAATATTTACCGTAAGCTTGTTCTAAAAATTGTTTCATTGAAACCATTTGGTATCACTCCTTTATAAACCTAATTTTTGTTTCTTTAAGGACATCTCTGCCTCAAATACACTTTGATATGTTTTGCCTTCATCTGCTTTCATCATAGGAGCAGGTGTAGACGCAATAACCTTTCCTTTCTTTAAGGATTCAACTTCAGCTCTTAAAGCTAATAGTTCTTTACTCATTTTATCATCTGACTTTTCCATAGAATCGTCCTCCTCTTCTATCTTTTCTTTATCGTCTTCAATATCTTCTTTCTCTAAATCCTCTTCGGACTCAGGTTCAACCTTTTCAGGTTCTTCCTGTTTCTCAACCTCAGTTTGTTCTACAACAACTTCAGGAGCAGGTTCAACACCACTACCTTCGTCTGTTAATTCTGCGGTCTTTTCAACAGGTGCTTGTTCCTCAACAACTTCTTTATCTTCAGCAACGACTGGCTGTTCTTCTTTATAAACCGCTTTATAAATCTTATTAAGCATCTCAGTTTGAGCGTTCATAGATTCAGCCATTTTCATCATAGCTTTAGATAAATCAATTTCTTGAGATGGTGTTTGTGTTTCATCTACCATTGTTTCCACCTCGTTTTCCTTAAATTCATATTCTGATTTAAGCATATTTTGATATATTGAATTAGTCAACTTGTAAAATCGGTCATCGTTCTCGCTAACGTCAGGATACTCAGACCTAACAACTTTCTTAGCTTCTGCCCACTTTGCTTCGTCTACCTCGCCTGGCTTAGCCAACTCGTCACCTTTAGCCATAGAGTGATATAAAATAGACGCAAGAGGGTTTGCAGGGTTGCGTGGCTGTCCGTTATCTTTAAATCCTGTGATTAAAGATATTTCCGTTAAGGGAACAGTTTGCAACACCCCATCAGAGCTAATTAATGGCTTATAGCCACCAATACTTAACCCTCTAACATCACCGTTCTTTAATGAGTTCCAAGTTTCGTCAAATAGCGGGTTCTCATCATCAGACGCAAATACACGACCATAAACCTTAAACGCAGGGATACCATTAATCTCTATGTCTTCCCCGTCAAATATCTGGCCTGCAATCCAATCCCTATGGTTAATAGCCAAAGGGATATAACCACCATAACGTTTCTTGGCCTTGAAAAATGCCTTTTTAAAATTAGCTATTGGAACAGTTTCGCCTTGAACATCTCTACACTCAGCAGTTGCTATTGCAGAGAAAACTCTATCGTTTCTATCCAAAATTATTAAATTGTCGTAATCACTGTTTAACATCATCGGCCAACACCTTATAAGATTAATATCTTATCTCATCTGTCAGCGTCATATATCAAACTAATATTATATAAGAAAAAAGAAGTATTTAAAGGTTTCGGTTTAAAACCTTTTTGCTGTGTCGTTTGCAGACTTTTCTGTGATATCTCTGGACCTATCTCGTAAGTCTTGAGTGTTCCCGTATTGGTCTAAACGGCTTATACGCTTGAACGAGTTTCGCCCCAATAATAAATGCACCCTAACGAAGTAAGACGGCAACATAAAGTATTCGCCACATAGTCTACACAACCCTCGCTGGTAAACCATATCAGCGTTAGATATGTGAGTCTTTAAGAACTCGGATTTAAGAGTTAATTTCTTAGCACAACCTTGACAAATATTATCATTGAACGGATACAACTGGTCGCAGTATTCCCCAGTTATCTCGTCCTTACCACCGTGAGGATAACGTTTCGCCTGCGCGTCTAAGAGTTCGCCTTCACTTTTTGCGTTTAGCAGGTTTCTTGCTGTCATTAACAACACTCTCTTTCCGAACGGTATCTAAGTCTATAACCTTTATATCTTCTGCCTTGCAATACTCAACAAGACCGATGTAGGGATTAATCATTAAGTAATCCTTACAGAAAGGACAAAAATAAGCCCGAACCTCTTCACGTTGTTTATACAAAAACATCTGCTTACCACATCTACACGTTGTCATAACATTACCTCACTAATTCAATATCATCTTATCTTTATCATTCTACTACGGCAGTTCAAATGCGGAGTGAACGGCCTATCAGCAGTATAAGTCTTAGGGTCTGCTTCTTCTCTAATTATCTGTTTCAGTTCTTCCATAGTTACGCCACCACGAGTCCGAGCAGTGATAGTCTTACAAATACCCGTTCTACGGAAATCGGGAGTAGATAACCACTCATAACGACCTTCACCCTTAGGGTCTATCTGCCTATAAGTCTGCTCAGCACTTATGTTCTGAATATTACCAAACTCTGTTCTAAGTATTCGGTTAACACGGAACTTAGCGAGTTTAGGGACATCACGTAACAGCAACTTCCTCGCCTTATCCGGATTGAATACGTTCCCCTCAAAAGAGTTGCTTATAATCAAATTAACCTTATTGGTCATATCACGGTCTAAACCTGCATAAGCGTCCCATAATTGAACACCCTTAACATAAGTATCAACTATCTGCTCGTCTTGGACATCAAACACAGGAATAATACCTTGTTCATTAGAGATTATATTCTTAGTCTTTATATATGTTTGTCTTAATCCTTGTGATATCTTGTTTATTATGTTTTTACTGAATATATCTGCAATAGTCTTACCTAAACCTCTATAATTAGATTCGTTTACTTTATCCAAACTATTCTTTAATTCATCAATCAATTGTGTAGGTGTCTTTCGCCAACCCAAAGCATCAGAAAACTTACGATTAAGTAACATACCAGTCTTAGTTGTAGGAAAACTAATCTGCCAAGAATTAAGTTCAGAGAATCTTGCTAATAACTCACGATTGAACTCACGTTCAGAGTAATTACGTTTAACGTAGTCTATAACTTTGTCTGCGTTATCGCCCAAAATTAATCTTAGGTCTTTCTTTACTTGATGAGTGGTTTGGTCGTCTACATCTTGCATAACGTGATGTGTAAATTCGTGTATTTTATAAGCGTGTTCTTCAACAGGGTTTAAATTATCGCGAATATAAATTGTTTTTGAAACAGGGTCATATAAACCACCTGCTTTACCTTTAAATAGTTTTTGAATCCAAGTCATACTCTTAGCAGGAATCTGCTCTGCAATCTCTTGAGAGGTTTTTGGAACAGGCATCAAACCACCTATTCCTTAGGTTTGTCGCTCATTTCCTTAGTGCCGGGCAAGTTTCCAAACGTGTCCTCTAAACCACGAGAGTTAGAACTGAAAGAACTGAAGTTCATTTGGCCTACTTTACCAGACGGGGAACTCTCAAACAGATACTCTTTCCGTTCTTCATCGTAACCGGTAATCTCAAACCCTAAGTTAGCACGACCTGTTGCGTTCTGGATTTTCAAACCCTCTAAACGTAACTCGTTAGCTTCGTCTTCTGTCCTGTTAGGTTTCAAAGTAAGTTGCCAATCAGTAACACCTAAACAAGCAACAACGTCTTGTAATATGAAATTAAACCCGTCCTGTAAATCTTTAATCAAATCAGAATTAATTGTAATAGTCCGAGAAGCATCATCAATAGTAGCTTGATAACAACTCGCGATGTCCTTCTCGTATTTATCAGATAAGTCCATTAGCTTCATTTCGTCAATAGTGCCTAACATATCAACAACCTGAACGAACTCACCCGCAGCGTCTGAAGTAATTGCATACTTAGGAGTGTAGTTCTTGTCGCCCTTCAACTTATCAGCGTTGTATTCGTCAGACTCTATAATACTCTTTATATCGTTAGTCTTGAAGAATAAAGCACGATTAGGGACTTTACGAGATACATAAATATCATTAATCAATTGGTCAATAGCGTTCAAAGAAGTTATCTTGTTCCCCAAAGTTTCTATCATACTTAAATTAGAGTTCATCTCAAACATACTGAACCTAATCAATTCATCACGAGAATAATAAATCTTAGTCTGTTTCCCTTCACCATAATCAGCGTAGTAATCAGCAGTAAGTAACGGAGTGCCACACTTAGGACATACAACCTTATTCAAAGGTAACTCGGTTTCTCTGTGAACCGGACAAAACCCAGCAACATAACCTTGTAAAGATACACCTAACGTTCCGTCCCTTGACATAACAGGGTGGATTAATGTAGGGTCTGCCTTATCTAAGTATTGTAAGGTCTTAGTTAGATTCCGGTTCTCGTCTAACTCATAAATATAATATTTAAGCAAATAGAATTCATCATAACGAGTAGCGTCTAATAACGCAGATTTAAGCACTTTCTTTAAAGGGTATCCGTTCCTATTACAAGACTTAACAAAGTTCTCTAAACGCACCTTGTTGTCATCGTTAGGCATAATGAAATCAGTGCCACCGCAGACCTCACACTCAGAAACCTCGTTAACGTATTCCTTCTCGCAGGACTTACACTTACAAGCGTAGTCAGAAGTAATATAAAACCCGTTTTTGAAACAATCCAATACAATTGTGTTCTGGATATTCCGAACAATAGGAGTCAACCGACTCATCTGAGCATACGAATAATTCATATACTTAGACCGGTATAACTCAAAAACATCAATAACTTGATTAATAGCTGGAGCGGAAGGAGTTGAACCCACGTCTGACCTTGCAGATAAATAAATCTTCTCAACCCTTACATCAGGTTCAGACTTCTGCATCGGCTTAAACCAATTAGAAAAAGTATCAATAAGACCCATACCATAATATAATATTTCCATAATATATAAACCTTTCGGTTTACAGGGTCTTTAAATCAAAAGTAAGCATACGGCCACGTTCTTTGGACAACGCATACAACAGAGAATCTGCATAGTCTGGACTCTTATCTTCCGGGTCAATAGATTTGATTAACCTATCGGAACGTATCTCAAAGATGTATTTCTTAAGTTCTAACGTGTAAGGACTCCTAACAGGTAAGTTCCAAAACCGACCTTGCTTCATAATATCCGCAGCACCAAACAAATCCTCAGACTTGCGATTAAAGAAACGCTTCTTCTCTAAAGCAGAGTTACCCGCAATATAAGGATAAGCGTTGTAACCTAACTCACGTAACCGGTCAACAACACCCTTACCCATACCCACCGAATCAATAGTTATTATAGGTTTGGAATATCTATCTGCAATCTCGGATACGTGACCGACTAACTGCATAACATCAGGCAAATCGTATTTCCGGAAATCCACAAAATAGAACTCGTTATCCTTCTCAGCAAGGATTGTAACAACCGAATAATCCTTACCACTCGCAGCAACATCAACACCTATCCGATAGATTACACCATCAGGGATTGGTTTAGTGGTAACAGCGTTCTTAAGATAATCAGATTTGAATATGTTGTTCTCTATATCCTCGGGGAAATTAGCGTTAAACAATACCTCAAACTCTAACTCAGTTATGTTCTTACGCTGGTCTTCTACATCTTCAATACTCATACGACCCTGTTCAACACATTTCTTCCAGTCTATGTGTATCTTGTGCCAAGAGTCATCGTTCCAATGCTCATAAGTGTGGTTAAGAAACCAGGGGTTGTAAATCTCAATTAGTTGGGTTTCAGGATTATCTACAAGCATACGATATACCTTAGTCCATACCTCAGGCGTATACTCCGCGCACTCATCACAAACAACAAATTGACCGGCGTGGCCCATTAAACCCTGTCCGCCAGAAGGAATATCAGCAGTCAATACCTCAATAGAGCTTCCGTTTTTAAACGTAATCTTTTGTTTGGAAGTTTCTTTCTTTAATCGGCCTATGTCGTTCTTGGGGATATCCATATCCAACATCTCAACCAACTCTGGCTGCATAGAAAGAAAATCAGCAATATAGGAATAGATAATCTTAGTCTTGTGTTGGGTTGTCGCAATAATCATACACTTTTTACGCCTATGAGTCAAAGCAAAGAACAAAGTAGCCAATGCAACAGTCCACGACTTACCAGCACGAGTAGTGGCCTTAATAGTTATCTTACGATGATTATTGAAAATAGCACGAATAATTTCTTTTTGATATTCGTATAGTTTAACATTGAAAGTAGCTTCAAGAACCCGTATTATGCGTTTATCTCGTTTCTCGGACACATCAATCTTCCTCTTGCAAAGCTTTCTCTAAAGCGAGTTGTAACTTACTCTCGCCACTCAATTTAACTTCGCTACGAGTCTTCTGCCCGAATACTGAATCCTTATTGGTCTTCCATAAGTAGTAACGTTCTTTAGCCAACATAGCACGTTCTTTAACATCTTTATTCATCTTAATAGCTTCGTCAAGATTAGCGTTTATAAACTCAAGTTCCTTAGACATTAAGTATTCGTGTCCTTTCTCGCCAGATAATAATATTTGGTCTAAAACACCTGGTTCTCTTAAATTAGGATTCATCTTATGTAGCTCTTCAAGGTATTGGTCATAAGGCATATTTTTTAGTTCTCTTAACTTCTTAGCCATCTGAACCTTAACGGACTTACCTTTATTGATACCACCTTTCTGTCCGTTCTGTTTTGGGTCTTGTTTTTTGCCAAATCCTTTATAAGCCATAAATATCGCTTTTATTTCGCTAAGTAAAACAAAATAATATAAAAATAGAAGTAAAAGGAAGTATTTATACCTTTCGGTTTTATTCCTTTTCTTTGAAAGCAAAATCGTCTGTTTCTTTTACACCAAACTCATTAAACGCCTTTTCAAGTAACTTAGATAAAGCTAAACACTCAGTTAGTGTAAATTGAGAAGTTTCCTTGAAATTTCCGTCCTTATCTTTATAGGATTTAGATATTTGAGCTCTATAGGTATATTTTCCAACTTCAAATTCGTTTTTCCAAATGGTGCATTTAATACCACCATACTTGTATTCTCCTGCAGGTCTTGTCATTACATCATCTCCTTTTTATTTTTAAAATAATTTATCCATTTTTTAGTATTAAAATTAGTTTTCATATGACAACTCGCACACAACGTAATAAGATTTTTAGGGTCGCAATTAGTTTTGTCATAATCAATATGATGGACGTGATGGGCAATATCGCCTTGTTTTTCTCCGCAGATTTGACAACTATAATTATCTCGCTCTCTTATTGATATACGAAGCATTCTTGTCCAATCATTTCCATAAGGTGCTTTATCGCCAAGTCCTAAGTTCTGAAAATATTCATAATTAGCTTTAGAAATTTTGAGTCTATGTTCTAAGGAAAATGGCTGTTTTCTCACACCTCTATTAGAATTACTTATTTTGTTGCGGGTTTCAGCACTTATTTTTTTACCTTTATTTATAGCACTTAAATGTTTCTTTTGTTCCGCAGTCATAATATGTTTATATTTATCAATAGAGCCGTGTTTTTTTAATCTTTTATAATGCATATTACACAAGCCATTAGAATTAGACTTTCGGTTACAACCATCTACAATGCATTTATCACTATATTTACGATTAACGCAAGTAACTGAACAATAATGTTTATTAGATTTATTATAATGAGCTAAGCCAGATTTGTATTCAAATTCTCTTCCACAAAACGGATTGTCGCACTTTATTTTCATATCATTACCTCTTGGGTGAACATTTAGGTTTTACCTCAATATATTACAAAGCAAGGAAATATTTAAATGTTTTTGTTCTTCATCTCCTGTATCAGCATATTAATGCCTGATAGTTTAGTATAATCCAGCACATAGTCAGACCGGTTCTCGCGAACCACGACTCTTGGATTATTACTTATAATATTAGTAAGTCTATCTTTATATATGTATCCTAAGAAATCAATATGGTTCTGCAAAGGAACATAGTTCGCAAGAATATAATAGTCCCACTTCGGCTCTTGAATCCACAGAGAATCACCTGTTGTGGTCTTAATATCAAACGTCTTGCCACCAATAATAAAGTCCGGGTTATCCCAATTCGGCTTAACCAGATTAATCCAAGTGTATTCTATATCATTAAGTTTAAGCAACTTAGCAAACGCAATCTCGCCCAAGAACCCGATATAATTATTATGACACTCAAACTTATTGTAAGTCTTCTGAGCATTGAAGTCTTTAGCAATAGATTTGGCTTGTTCTATCTCTCTATTAAATATTGGGAATCTCATAACTCTACCTCGTCTAAATCTATGTTGTCAATAACAGGCCGACCTTTATTTACAGGGAGGTCTTTAGCGTTAACCTTATCTCGCCACATATCACGCTCAGCAGTTAGTTTAGTTAATTTATCCGATAACTCGGCAATCTTTAGTTTTAGTCTTTGAGTTGTGTAAGCGTTATCTTCTCCACGCGCTCTAAACTTATCTATATACACAAATGCTATCTTCGCTTTCATTTCAAACTCAGTTTCTTGATAATCCTTACCGTAAGATTGTTTTTCAAGCCATAAGACATACATTTTATATATTTCAGATATAGGATAGATTTTAGTAAATATATCTTGCACCTCTTCTTCTAAATGATTAAAGAAGTTAAGGTAAGTTATAACTTCGTTGTTCATTTAAACTCACCTTTAAGAGTTTTAAGTTCAGCCAAAGTTCTTTGGTAGACCTTGTTTAACTCACCAACATCTTTCTTCATAGCTTCCAAATCCATAAAGGTTTGGCCGATAGCTTGAGAGTAAGACATACCATACGTCCCAGACCTAACAAAATCCAGTTTTTTTGTAATTTCTTCTGAAATTGATATTATTTTTGACATTTTACCACCTCTTAACAAACCCGCTACGTATAGCGGTATAGATAATACATTTAAGGTTATATATATATTTTGCGGTTTTTTCATATATAATCTGATATAACCTCATAGGTTTGAGTCTATCAAAATTATACTCTCAGACACAAAACCTCCATTTTTTGCCAAAACCAAGCAAAAATTGAGTAATTTTTTACATTTTAACTAAATTTAAAGATTTAGCCGATTATATAGGTATAAGTGAAGCATTGCAACGTATAAATACTTTTCACCCATTTTTCATATATAACCTAACATTATCTTCTATATAATCGGCATTTCCGAGGGTATATAGAAACATTATAATATGTTATATAATCAAAAAAAGTATATATACTGGCACTTTTTTATGTATAATAAGTAATAATATAATATATAAATTATATATTTAGTATATACTATTATATATTCACGAGAAATGGTGTTTTTGTAAAAAATGAAAATATAGTAGGTCCTCGGAACCCGTTTAACGATAAGTTATTTAGCACCATATATACTTTTTGCCACAAATCTATATATATACTTTGTAGGTTATGAAGTGGTGTTTATATTGACAAAAATCAAAATCTCGTTCTTTTTAGTAGTTTTTCGTTATTTTGTTAAAAATCAGTCTTTTTTTAGTCGTTTTAGTGTCTTTTTTGTTTGCCGCGATATGCTTGTTCAGATTCTAAACTAAGTCATTATTTTTGGTTCAGATTCTTAACAGCAAACATATATATACCACCTTGCCCTTTATAGGTGTATTAAAAAATAAGGGTGGTCGCTTATGGAGTTCAACAGTTTTCGTAGTTATTTAGAGAGTGTAATTAGAGAGAGATACATTAATAAGTTTTTACCTATATTAGATAATCCTCCTTCCCGTTTAAAGATTAATTTTACTGATTCTGATTTTGACCCTCGTTTTCTTGCTGGTTTCGTTAAAGACCGTTCTAACGATTTAAAGCGTGAGTTCAAAGAAGTATTATTAGATATACTTCTAACAGATTATAATATAACTTCTATTCAAGAACAAGCTGTGGCGTCCATTAACATCTATTTTACAGGTCTTTACGAGCCGACACCCGTCAGGTTAGGCGACCTTAATTCAAGCTATTTAAACAAGCTTGTGAGCGTTGAGGGGCTAATATTCCAATATGGTCAGAGTAAACCTACTATTTGGCGTGCAGGTTGGTCTTGCCGGTTTTGTGGTGAAATAACTTATTGCGACCACTTTAAGTTACACTTAGACAAGCCGAGCAAGTGCCTATCCTGTGGTAAGACTCAGTTCAGCATAGTAGAGGATACTATAGAATATAACGATACCCAGCGTTTGTTGATACAAGAGCCGTTAGAGGATTTAGATTCTGAGCGTAAACCTGATTTATTAGATGTTTATGTTTGTAATGGCCATATTTACGACTTTGATATGGGCTTGAATAACGTGTTTGTTGGTTACTTACGTATGAAAGAGATTGACAAAAAGAACACTAAACAAGAGTGGTATTTAGAGTGTTTAGATATTTATCCGGGTAAAAGCGGGTTAGATAGGTTAGATTTAACCCAACAAGATATAGACCGAATAGTTAAGTTTTCAAAGGAAAAAGACTTATTAAGTAAGTTTTCCGAACTAATTGCACCTAAAATAGTTAAGTGTGACCACGTTAAGAACGGGTTAGCTTTACAGATGTTTGGTGGTGTAACTCGTAAATCTAAGTTAAATAACCGTAAGCGTGGCGAGGTGCACGTTCTGTTGTTAGGTAATCCGGGCACGGGTAAGTCCGAACTGATGCACAGTATGAGTAAGTTCTACCCTCGTTCTCAGTTCGTGAGTGGTGGTAACGTTACTCGTGTTGGTTTGACTGCTGCGGTTACGCCCGTTTCTACTGGTAAGTCGGAAGATGTTGTTTTAACTCCTGGTGCTTTGATACTTGCCGATAAAGGTGTATGTTTGATTGATGAGTTTGATAAGATACGTTCTGAGGATAGGGCGAGTTTACACGACGCTATGGAACACGGACAGGTTAAGATAGATAAATGGAACGCTCATAAGAAATATGATATTAATACCACTATTTTAGCTGCGGGTAACCCGGTGCATAATAGTTTCACAAACGGTGCTAACATTAAGGAAACCGGTGTTGAGTTTTCGTTACGTTCCCGTTTTGATTTGATTTACTTGTTTGACCAGAGTAAGGATTTAGATGCTATCCACGATGCGATGTTCAAGTTCAATAATGGATTATTGGAACAAGAAACGTCTACTTTAGATTTAGAGTTTTATTTGAAATACCTTATTTATGCTCGGACATTAACCCCTGTTTTAAGGTCTGAAGACTACGAGATAATTAAGAAAGAGTCCTTTAACCTATTCTCTAAGATACAATCAGGTTCTGAGAGTTTAATGGTTGATTTTAACGCTCGTGTTGCTGGCGCTATCCAACGTTTAGCGGAGGCTTCTGCTCGTATGCACTTATCAGAGTATATTACTATAAGGGATATACAAGTAGCTAAGAAGGTTCTAATTGACTCTTATAAGACCCAGAACATAAGTGTAGACGAAGATGTGGATTTGAACTTATTGTATTCTGGACAACCTACTGAAACGGTTAATAAACTTAAATTAGTTAGCGAGGTTATTAGCACAGTTCCTGAGATTACATTTATGACTATCTGCAATCTGATACCAAGTATCCCTGCATATGAATTAGAAGACATAGTTGCAGAGTTGGAAGACAAAGGTATGATTATGATGGTTAAACCAAAAGTATATAGGTATAGAGGTTAAAGGATAATAGAAGCATTTATAAACATTTCGTTCTTATGTATGTTATGTGTTATATAACAGATAACACACACGGAGGGATATAAGATGCAGAAATTGATAAAAGAGATACGATACGAGATAGTTGCAGGTTCAAGTTTAAAGGAAGTTTTGGCTGAACTTGAGAAGTTACACCCTGATGGTGCTGATTTGAAATTCGGCAACGGTTACGTTACGGTGGTGTTCTAATATGTGTGAAGAATTATCTACTTCTAATAATGAAAGGACTGATTCTATTAAGGTTAGTCGGACAACGGCTGGCAAGTATTCGTGGGAAATCAAGTGTTATTATAACCCTGCCGAGTCTAACGAGGGGTTCATTATCCAAAAGATAGAGGCCATTAATATGACTCTTAAAGACAAGTTCAAGGATAGTGATTGATTTGTTTACTTGGGTATGTAAGATATGCGGACACAGCGAGTATGCTCCTGTTGAGAACAATCATTACGTATGCAAATCCTGTATGGAGCAAGAGAAAGAACGCCAATCAGAATCTGGCGAGTATTTGGACAAGGACGGTGATTAAATGATATGTAAAGAGTGTAATAGCGAGATGGTTCAGGACGTAAGGTATCCTAACTATTATATTTGTTATCATTGCGGAACACAGGTTTCGTATGGTAACGGAAAGGTGTTATGGGAAATAAGGAAAATGAGGGTGGTATCTGATGGAAAATAAGGTTGGTAAAGTAGAGGCGATAAGCCATACTAATAAGAGTGTAAAGATAGACAACGTATGGAGTAACTGCGCTCCTGAGATTTGGGAATTGGTTAAGACAGTTTCCAAAGGTTCTACTGTTGAGTGGGACTGCGAACCCGTAGGCCCAAACAAGAACATCTTATCTTGGTTCAAGGTTAGAGATACACCTGAACAAGTATCACAAGTATCACTTCAATCACAAAGTAAGCATAGTAAGGACGACCAGATAGTTATGCAGGCGTGTTTAAAGGTTGCTGCTGAAGTGTTAGGTTGGGATATCCAACAGCGCAAGGATATGGACTCACCTGTCATTGATAGAACCAAAGCTATCGCTAAAGAGTTATTTGATTGGGTTAAAGACGGTGATTACTGATGGTTCAGTGTAAATTCTGCAAGAAACAGTTACTATACTTTAAAGACGCTTACGTGTGTAAGAACTGTGGTTCTATTTTTGGTGATATAAGTGCTATTAATCCTACTTTCCATACTCGTGATGATGGTTTAAAAGTATTAGACCGAAAGTTAGGGTGGATTAAGAACTTTTATAAGGTGGTTAAATGAGAGTGATGTTTTTGGATTTGGAAACATCTGGCTTAGACCCTGCAAAACACGTTATCCTTGAGGGTGCGTATTTGGTGTATGACACCGAAACTAAGGAAGTGTTATGTCGGAACTGTTCGTTAATCAAACAGACTGAGTTCTTGTGTCAATCTGGCGCTTTGGCAGTGAACAAGATAGACTTCCAAGATTTGATTGATAACGGGATAGAGGAACACGAGTTCCTTGCAGGTATGGTTCAGGACTACAAGAAATACGTGTGTGTGTGTTTTGGCGGATATAACACTCAGTTTGACTTATCTTTCATTAAAGACAAGGTTCGGTTACCTTACAAGAACTTAGATTTGTATAGTTTAGTTTTGTTCTTTGAGGGTCGTAGTTACAAGTTAAGTGAGATAACTGAGAAGTATGATATTAAACACGACGCACACAACGCTAAGTCTGATGTTGAAGTGTTAGTGGATTTATTTGAGGTTTATAAGGAGCGATTGAAATGAGTGATGAGAGAGATTCTGACTTTTGGAGAATATGGTATGACTATGATTACAATAAGTATTTAGTCCGTGAATTACAAATTATAAATGGGAAATATTATCTAAATGGTAAAGAACTTAAGGAGAGTGATTAGAAATGAAGAGTAAATATATGCGAGTTGTTATCCATTTTATTCCGTGTTTGTTACTTACTTTTATTGTGTGGTTATTTAACGATATGAGTTTTTACGAAACGTTTGTTGATATTACAGCACATTTATGGAGCGATTGAAATGAGATTAAAGAAATATGGACATACCCAGACGATTTACTTTCCGAAGATTGTTTGGTTGAAGTTGCAGGAAGAGATAAAGAAATCCGATAGACCTAAACCTACTGTCAATAGTATCGTTACCGATGCGTTACGTAAGCGTTACGGAGTTGAGTAAATATGACTGAGTTTCTAAGTAACTGTTGTAACGAGTTAATGGATTCAGAGGATAGGGCTGTTAAGGTATGCCCTAAGTGTAAAGAACCTTGTGAGGTTGTTGACACTGATGCAGACGATTGTATGTATCGTGGTTGCGATGAAGAGAGTGATTAGAAATGAGTGATGAAAGAAATAACACAGGTGATGGGAACACAGGTCATTGGAACACAGGTGATGGGAACGCAGGTAATATGAACACAGGTAATTGGAACACAGGTGATTGGAACGCAGGTAATTGTAACACAGGTGATAGAAACACAGGTGATTGGAACGCAGGTGATTGGAACACAGGTCATTTTAACACAACAAATCCAAAAATTAGAATGTTTAATAAAGAAACGGATATGACAAGTGATGAATTACGATTCCCGAATTATTTCTATTTTAATTTAATTGAAACAATTGATGATAACTCAAAAGTTTATGATTATAAAGAAGCTTGGAAAAAATCATTTTACGAAAAATGTGATAAAGAGCAAGCAGAACAAACGATTAATTTACCTAACTTTGATTATGATATCTTTGAAGAGATAACTGGAATAACGAAAGAGATGTTAGATAAGAAACGAGGCATAACAACAGAAACTTCAAACGATATAATTACTATTAATGGTGTTAAATATAAGAGGTGTGAATAATGTCAGACGAACGAGATTACGACAAAGAGTGTAAGCAACCGTATTGCGATAGCAACGACAACGGTTGTTGTGATAAGTCAGACGAAGAATATGAGAAATGCGAAGACAAGAATGGTGATTGAGTATGATTAAGACTGTGTTAGCAAACTACAAAGTCAAGCGTGGTGATTGTTTGATTCGTTACGATGGAAGGATTGAGTGGGTTTGTAAGCACGGGATACATCATACGTTATACGCACCAGAAGGTGCAAGTTATAGTCACAGATGTGATGGTTGTTGTAGACAAGTTAAAAGGAGTGATTGAAATGGTTAAAAAACAGGAAATAAAAAAAAGTAATGAAGCATCAAGTTTAGGTATTGCTGGGTTTGTAGTAAGTATTATAGCGTTTTTATCAATTATGGCACCCTTCGTAGGATTGGTTTTAGGTGTCGTAGGTTTAATACTTAACCACTACCAAACAAAAATAAAGGAAACCAAGTTAGTTGTTGCAGGAAATATAATAAGCATAATAGCAATAGTTATTAATATACTTTTAACTATCGGTGCATTGTTAAGTGCGACAATATAAACGAAACCTTTATATACACCTTTTGTGTCTTTTATATACTTATTTATAAAGACATAAGAGGTGTGATATATGAACATAGAACTAACACAAGAACAAGCTAATTCTGTTTTACCAAAAATGCAAGATGTTAACGCATATCTTAATGCAGCAGGCATAGCTGAAACTAATTTAATTTCGTTAAGAAACTCAATCCAACAGGCACAATATAACTTAGGTATTGCCGTAGAAACCATAATCAAAGACAACGATTTAGACCCTAAGCAATACAAGTTAGATAAATTGGATAAAGTTGACGGGAAATTAGTTTTTGTTTTAAGCGAGGTTGTTGAAGATGGCGAATCCAACAAATAACCAACCTAACGTCCAGAATCAAGGTCTGGACTCTTTAATGCAGAACGTGACTGCTATATTGCAGGTGAGGAACATCATCGGTTCTACATTAGGCCCGCAAGGTAAGGACGTTTTGATATTTAATAATGTAGGCGAATCTGTTGTATCTAACGATGGTGCAACTATACTTAAAAACCTAAACGTAAACAACGTAATAATCAAGAACCTTATAGACTCAGCAACAACCCAAGAAAAGACCGTTGGTGACGGGACTTCTACGTTGACTATCCTATCTGGTGAGTTATCTAAGAAGGGTTTGTTGTTACGAGAAGATGAGTTCTTAGACCCTGTAATAACAGCAAAGGGTTATCAGTTAGCGTTAGAGAAAAGTAAGGAATTATTAACTAAATTCAGTGTAAAGGTTGACTTATCAAACCAAGAGGAACTTAAAAAGTTTGTAAAGACAACTTTAACCGGTAAGAACACCGAAGGGTTTGATAATATTTACAACATCTGTATTGAAGCAATTAAGACAACTAACGGTGATACGACTAAGATTAACCTTATGAAGATTGCTAACGGGAACGTAGACAATTCTCGGTTGGTTAAGGGTATTGTTTTGGATTTATCTGCACAAGCTCCAAAACCTGAATACAAAGCCCCTAAGGTATTGTTGTTAGACCAAGAGATAGGGAACGTTAATCCAGCGGTCAATATGCAGTATAACGTTACTTCCGCTGATATGTTGGATAAGGTTCGTGCTATTGATGAAGATAGGGCTAAGGAGTTCTACGATAAGATTAAAGAGTTGGGTGTTGAAGTAGTTATTTGTCAAAGGGACATTAACGATTTTGCGTTTGATTTATTTAGCCAGAACGGGATTTTGGCTGTAAGGAACGCTGATAAGGACAATATGGAATTATTAAGCAAAGCATTAAATGCGAGAATAGTAAAGAACATCAAGTTAGCAAAGAACTCTGATTTAGGAGTTGCTGATTTCGTTAAGGTTGAACGATTGACTGATGACGACGATTTCGTTGTTATTGAGAGTAGTGCTTCTAACGTTGTATCTGTGCTTGTATGCGGGACTAATAAGTCCACCATTGAAGAATACGAGCGTGGTATTGAAGACGCGTTGGGTGTGCTTAAAACCATATTCAAACACAACTCTTATGTTTATGGTGCTGGTAACATAGAAGTCAAGTTAGCACAAGGCCTACGGGACTATGCTAAGACTATTGAGAACGGGAAGTATCAGTTGGCTATTGAGAAGTATGCTGAATCATTGGAAGTTATTCCAAAGTTATTAGCAGACTCTTGTGGTTTAGACCGATTGATTGCGTTAGGGAAGTTACGATTGAATCCTGAGTTAGGTATTGACGTTGAGAACTCTGAATTAAGGAATATGCCTAATGTAATTGAACCTACTAATGTTAAGCTACAAGCGTTAGTTGGTGCAACTGAATTAGCGTGCAACGTTCTGCGGATAGGTTATAATTTGCAGGGTAGGGTAGAATAATGTATGTAATTGGAAGAGAGTATATATTCCGTATAAAGAACCAAAGCTCAAGTAAAGGTTATAGTATCTATACGGGTGTTGTTACCGAAGTGACTGCGAATAAAATCTTTTTAACAAGTATAAAAGAAGAGAACATCAGCTTTGATATTTGCGAGATATTAAACGGTTGCGAACGGAAACAGAAATAAACTTGTTTTTCGGGTGGCAGGGTGTGAATCCTGCATTGCCCCTATTATCAGTAAGGGAGTTTACACTTAACCTACACCCGATTAAAGTCTTTTTTTAAAAATTAGTTAAGGAGGGAGGTGCAGGGATTAGGGATTATTCAAGGCGTTTAGAGTATGATTTTTGAATACCCTGCACCAATAGAAATACATTAAACTTATTTATATAGGTTTCGTTTTTCCAAACATTTTGTTCCAAAAGTTGTTTAAAGGGAACTTTATAAATCTAAGATAGATTTTGTTGATTTTAGATGTTTTTGTTTCGTTTTTGATAACTTCCTTAACAATTGTTTTTCTAACCATATTTATACCTCTCTAACTAAACCACCATATCATTGCTAACATAAGTAGTTTATCTAATAACCACAGAGCAACAGACCAATATATTATTTGGGTTCTGGTCTTGCCTAACTCTGTCTTGTTCATATCTATAACCCAAATAGTTTAAGCGCTAATGTTGTTGCCCCTGAACTCGCAACTGTGCTTACTCCTACTATTGCAGATAGTTTAGCGTTGGATATTTTGTTATCGGTTGCACTTGTTTCACAGTTCTGTAATCTCTGTTCGTGTGCTATTATCTTACCATTAAGGTTCTTTAGGTGTTCCTTAACTCCTGCTGTGTCAACCCTAACTTCTGTAATTATCTCTGATAGTTTTGCGATATCTGTTTTCAATTCTTTATTGCAATCTTTTATCTCTTTAATTGCTTCTAATATCAAGTCTTTAGCCATATCAATTCCCCTTATGTTCTTGTAACATTTGCTAATATCGTTAACGTGCTTTTAACTACGGTGTATTTGTTAGTGGTGGATTTTTTTATTTTTACATCATAGAAATAGTTTCCTGGTGTGTGGTTGGTGTCGGTTGATGTTAATTCAATAACACCTATCCCTGTTGCAGGTGCAGATATAGTTGCGGTCTTCTGAAATATTGCGTCTGTATCTGATAGGTTTAGGTCACTTTTACAAGTCATAGTCATAACATAACTTGTTAGGTTAAATGCGTCCCCGTTACTATCTAACACAGGCACAGTAATAGTTTTTGTGTCGCCTCTATACACAGTTAATTCATTTGCCATTATTATCACCGTTTATCTTTTCGTATTCTTTGACAACCCGCTCGTATTGTTTTGGGTTAATACCTTTTGCTAATAGTTCTTTACGTGTTTGTTCGTCCATAATACCACCTAATTCAATTTAACCCAATCACCTGAATTGGTTGTTCCAACAGATATATACACATCTCTGTTGTTGGTATCAACATATATATTACCAACTTTTGCAGGTGTTGATGACGGTGCTGAAGTCCCTGTTGTAATCAAAGAATATCTTTCATCAAAACCATAATTATCAGATTTGCTAAACACAGGAGTTATGTTCCAACTATACAACGCACTATAATCTAAACCATATTTGTTAGTTACGTTTGTAGTATTAACTGTTGGTGTAATCCCAGTTAATTGCCCACCAGAGTTAACAAAAAATGCGTTCTTGCAATTGCTTATGTTATGAGTAGCAGAAATACTCTGAAAAAAGTTAGCGTTAGCTCCAACTTCAATAGCGTTACTTTGTTGCCCAGTTAGTTCTTTTCCATCATAAGTTATGTTACCATAGCAATAATATGACGCCCCACCATATACTTGTATTGCGTTAGCGTAACTATCACCTGCTGATGTTATGGTGATATTACGTGTTGAAGTAATACCTTGAGTTACTACTGATTGGTTAACTGATGAGATACCTATGTAAGAATTATTAATTATAAGATTAACATCAATATCTACAAAAGAGTTATTAGCATATATCCCTGCGGAGTAAGGTTGGTTAATATCAAAAGTAAGTGTTGAGGCACCAGGCGAACTTAATAACATTAACTGGCAGTTTTCTGCATTAATCCCTAATCCGTCTAATATATTCACCGCATACATAGTTATTGAGCCAGCACCTATGTAAATTGTGTCATTGTAACCAACATCGTCAATTGTAAAACCAGCAAGAGTAACACTCTCTGCCTGTCTACTGGATATGTTAATAACACTATCTAACCCGCTACCCTTCAATATAACGTTAGCAGGAGTTAGAACATTACCTCGTATTGTAACATTACCTCTAACTGTATTATGGATATTGATATAAGTGTCTTCATAAGTTCCATCTGCGATATTAAGTTCCACATAATTAATATTGATAAGTTTGGTTAATTCAGTAACTGCACGTTCAATAGTCTTAAACGGACTCGCAAAAGAACCATCGTTACTGTCATCACCGGTTGTTCCATTGACGTATAACGACACAATATTATCAGGGTCTGTATTGGCTAATAATGTTTGTATATCAAGTCTATCAAGGTCTTTGTCGTATAACATACCACCAATACCACCAAACACATCGTTATCGTTGTATTGTAAGGATTTGTTTATACCTGCTGGTTTAGCCAACTCAATCACCTCTCTTAGCCTTGCAGTTATTGTTTCCTCTGTTACATACCCTGTTATTGTTTCGTCCTGAACAACACCAGTTATTTCTAAGTCTTCAATAGTAGACGATAGTTCGGTAGGGTCTACACTACCTTGTATCGTTTCTTCGGTTACCCTACCTGTAATATCAGCCATAACTATTCACTTATGTTCTTAATCTCTCTGTCGTATTCTTTAAGAAAGTTATCATATAACGAAATATGGTAAGCGTCAGACTCTAATTGTTCGTCTTGTGATGTCTTAATACTTTCCTTTCTTATAGCTAATTGTTCAGCCCACGCGTCACGTTGTGCTTGGTTATCAGGGATTACTGCTAAGTCTTCACCTGTTACTGAATCATAAATTACTAATTGGTTATTTACAGTTTTTATATTCTGCATATTACCACCTTTAGACATCTACCAAGAACCCTAAAATATAGATTTTAGCGTTCTGTGTTGTTGCAGTTGCACCATTAGTTACTTTTATTTTAAGGATTTCACCAGCGGATAATCGTGGCATTGGTCCTGCAAAAGATTTATTTAAAAAGTATCCCGCAGCAGCAGGAACATCATTTGCTCCGTTGACTATGTTGTTGTAGTCAGAATCGTTAATACCTAAATTGTAAGTTGCTGGACTGGAAAATGACTCTACCGCATCACACTCAACAAGGATACCGCTAATATATACTCTTTTACCTGCCGGGCAAGTATATATACTTGTTGTTGCTGGTGTTTTCATATCTATAACATCAGATACTGCCAATAACGAGACTGCCTTCTCTTTCAATATACCTAAGTTAACTGCATCGGCATCTACGCTACCGTTTGCGATTTTCATAGGTTTGTTGTCCGCAGTAAAGTCCCAACTTGTTGATGCGTTGTACCACTTGAAATCACCGCTATATCTTAACGCATCAGCGGGTGTTCCGCCTAATGTGTGCGCCACCAATATATCATCATCAGCATCTAAATCAGTAACATCTGAATCGCTGTAAGACCCTAACATAGTTATAATATTTCTTCCAACATATTCTGTTTCTTCTAATGAAGGTAAGGTATATGTTGTACATGCGTCACTCATACCATCAGACACATCGCTGATTAAAACCATTGATACATACCCGCTTGCTGGTATTGTTATTGTTCCTGTGAACTCGGTTGGTGTTAATCCACCATCAAGCACAGTTACATAATCTGCACTTTCTAACATTGCTGCGTTAATTGGTACTGAGTAAGCT